TGTGATCGTCATGACACGGTGGAGTTCCATTGATTTGACCTCAAAACTGATCAAACGCATGGGCGAGGACAACGCCGATCAGTGGGAAGTCCTAGAATTACCCGCGATTTTGGACTCTGGCAAGCCGCTTTGGCCTGAATATTGGAAGCTAGAGGAGCTTGAAGCCGTGAAAGCTTCGATTCCCGCAGCTAAATGGAACGCGCAGTACATGCAGAACCCAACGAGCGAGGAAGGGGCGATTGTTCGCCGTGAGTGGTGGCAAATTTGGGAACACGAGGATCCACCCGCTGTTGAGTACATTATTCAGTCGTACGATACGGCGTTTTCCAAGAAACAAAGCGCAGATTACTCAGCCATTACCACTTGGGGCATCTTCCGTCCGTCGGATGACGCGCCCGAATCGATTATTCTGCTGGATTCCAAGAAGGGGCGCTGGGATTTTCCCGAGCTGAAGTCAATTGCTTACGACGAATACCTTACATGGAACCCCGACATGGTGCTGATCGAGGCACAATCGAGCGGTACGCCGCTGACTCAAGAGTTGCGCATGATGGGCATACCGGTGATTAACTACCGACCGTCGCGGGGTAACGACAAAGTGACGCGAATGCACTCGGTTGCGCCGATGTTTGAGTCGGGCATGGTGTGGGCGCCTGAGATGGGTTTTGCCGACGAGCTGATTGAAGAGGCCGCATCGTTTCCGTACAGCGAACACGACGATTTGGTGGACTCGATGACGCAAGCTCTGTTAAGATTCAGACAAGGTAATTTCATCACGCTTGATTCAGACGAGTTGATGGAAGATAATGAGCCAAGAGAACACGTTTATTACTAGGAGCGATTATGGCAGTTAGGAAGAGAACACCAGCGAGAAGAAAAACAACAACCGCTAGAAAAAAGCCAGCAAGATTTAAATCAGACGCGAATACACAAACTGGTGCAAGACCTGTTGCATCTGGAGCGCCGCAAAGAGGTACCAGAGGAGCTAGATCTACCACTACCACTACCACAAAAAAAAGAAGAACGGTTAAAAAAGCAACTCCTAAAAAGACAGTCGCTAAAAAAACAACAGCTAAAAAAACAACAACTAAGACAATCAAGCCAAAAGGCAGACTTAGCGGTTTATTGGTTGGTGGAGCTACTTTGATAGGTGGTTTATCGGCGTTAAGAAACAAACCTAAAACTTTTGGTGAAGCTTTTAAAAAAGCTAGAAAAGATAAAGGCCCTAACGCTACGTTTACTTACAAGGGTAAAAAGTACAGCACGGTTACTAAAGATCAAATTAAGAAAGCAGGCTATAGCAACTTGAGAGATTACTTAAACGCACAAAAGAAAAAGAAATGAGCAAAGTAAAAGGATTAAAAAAAGCCATTAGACAGCTTAGAGACGATTACAAGCCTAGAATTAAAAACGAGAAGGAGGTTTATCCTAACGTCAAAGCAGGCACAGATATATTGCCAGGCATGAAACAAAGAAGCGCTTTAGCAAGAAGAAAGTCTGTGCAAACCAGCAAGAAACCAGGTTCAAGAAGAACCAAAAGATAAACATGTCTATAAACATCGACGATCTTTCTTTTGAGGAAGCTCGAGATCGCATGGAAAAGATCATAGCTTTTTTAGAAAAAGGCGAAATGACTCTTGAAGAACAAATGGAAGCTTACGAGCACGGCATTAAGCTAACCGACCACGCGGAAAATTTATTAAACTCCGCAGAGGAAAGAGCTAAATCCATATCGAGCGATGATTAGCGACTATCTGAAAATATATCTAACTGAATACACCGAAGAAACCGACGACAAGATTTACGCTGGGCCAAATATTTTTGCTACAGACTTTGACTCTGCGCAAGAAATAGCCGACACTATGGGACTAATAGTTATTGGAGAGCTTACCGATATCGTAAGCACAGAGTTAACAGGCAAGAAAAAGACAATACACTGATGGCGGATATAGAAAAAGCAATAGATGCAGAAGATCAAATAGATCTAGACGTTGAGAATCAAGACAAGTCAATCAAGGTTAGTCTGCCAGAAGACAGCGACATAGACTTAGCTAGTTTTGAAACGCTTGAAGACGGCACGATATCTTTCGGTTCTGTCTTAACGCCAGACATACAAGAAGAATTTAACGCAAACTTAGCAGAGCTTATCGATGAAGACGAGCTGACAGGCATTTACAACGATTTGATTGATGCCGTTGAGGGCGACAAGTCATCGCGTCAAAACTGGGAGGACACCTACAAAGAGGGGCTCGAAACTCTCGGCATGAATTACGAAGAACGCTCGCAACCGTTTGAGGGCGCTTCGGGGGTTATGCACCCGCTACTTGCAGAATCGGTCACTCAGTTCCAGGCGCAAGCCTACAAGGAGTTGATACCTTCAAACGGTCCTGTGCGCACACAAGTCATCGGTGCGGTCACGCCAGATTCTGATGCTCAAGCCGATAGAGTGCGCGAGTTCATGAATTATCAACTCATGAACGTTATGGAAGAGTACGACAGCGAAACCGATCAGCTGTTGTTCTATCTACCGCTATCTGGATCTGCGTTCCGTAAAGTTTATTACGACAACAACTTACGTCGAGCGGTGTCGCGTTTCGTGCCCGCCGAAGATCTAGTTGTGCCCTACGCCACCACCGACATTTACAGTGCTACCAGAATAACGCACATCATCGAAATGCCGATGAACGACGTGCGTAAATTACAACAAGCGGGTTTCTATCGTGACGTTGACATATCAACGAGTGCGATCATTGACGATAACTACGATGAAGTGCAATCAGAGATAGACGATCTGCAAGGCATCGAACCAAGCTACAACGAAAGCGATACTTGTAGCGTTTACGAAATACACACTGAACTGGATCTACCAGGCTACGAGGATCTAGACGAAGAAGGCGAACCAACGGGCATCAAACTGCCGTACGTCATAACTTTGTCCACTAATTCAAGCGAAATCTTATCGATTCGTAGGAACTACAAAGCCAACGATATCACCAAGAAACGTATTAATTACTTTGTTCACTACAAGTTTTTACCAGGTTTAGGCTTTTACGGCTTCGGGTTGACGCACATGATCGGTGGGCTATCGAAAGCGTCAACCTCCATCTTGCGACAATTGATTGATGCGGGCACGTTATCGAACTTACCCGCTGGTTTCAAAGCAAGAGGTATTCGTATTCGTAACGACGATCAACCGTTACAGCCTGGAGAGTTTCGTGACATGGATGCACCAGGCGGTAGTCTGCGTGATGCGTTTGTGCCGTTACCGTTCAAAGAACCTTCGGGCACATTACTGAATTTATTAGGCACATTGGTTGATAGCGGTCGAAGATTTGCAGCGTTGGCGGACATGCAAATCGGTGACGCTAATCAAGCAATGCCAGTTGGTACCACGGTCGCATTGTTAGAGCGTGGTACCAAAGTCATGTCAGCCATTCACAAACGTTTGCATTCTTCGCAACGTTTTGAGTTTGGGTTGTTGGCAAAAGTATTCGCTGAATACTTGCCGCCAGAATATCCGTACATGACATCCAACGGCGATCGCATGATCAAACAAATAGACTTCGACGATCGTGTCGATGTCTTGCCTGTATCGGATCCGAACATATTCTCCATGAGTCAACGTGTTATGTTGGCGCAAGAGATACTAACGGTCGTAAATTCAAACCCACAGATACACGGGCCGCAAGGAACTTACGAAGCTTATCGCAGAATGTATTCTGCTATGGGCGTACAGAACATCGAACGCTTGTTACCTCCACCACCGCAACCGATGCCAACTGACCCTGCAACGGAAAATCAATTGCTACTGTCTGGACAACAGGTACAAGCGTTCCCTGGACAAGACCACGATGCGCACATCAACGTGCATTTATCGTTTGCGCGTACCACTAACGTGATGACTAATCCGCTTATTTTAGGCGCCGTGCAAGGCCACGTTTATCAACACGTCGCGTTGCGTGCTGCCGAGTTGGTAGAACAACAAAATCAACAAGATCCTGGGTACATGCAGACCATGCAAATGATTCAACAAATGCCACCAGAGCAAGCTCAGATGATGTTGCAACGAATGCAAACAGCCGTGGCTAGAGACGTAGCACAAATACAGGCCACTTTGATGGAACAAGTGAACGCTGCCTTCGTGCCACCAGCACCACCGCCAGATCCTTTGGTTGAGTTGCGTGATAAAGAATTAGATATCAAAGCTCAAGACGTCGATAGAAAACGTGAAGAGTTCTTTGCTAAACAACAGTTCGATGCACAGAAAGCTATGCAAGATATGCAACTAGCACAAGACAGATTAAACGTTACTCAAGAGATAGCGAGAATGAAAGACGATCTAGGTAGAGACAGATTAGATTCTTCGAACAGAATTAAACAAGCAGAACTATTAATCAAAAGGGATAAATAACTGTCAGTGTCTGTATGCAGCTTCATAACCCTCCCCAAATATCGCTTTTCAGACACTGACTCCTAGCTATGAGTGATAATCCAGACGCTTTTGTATACCAAGCCGAACTCGATAGAGTTGTCGACGGCGACACGGTAGATGTAATTTTGGATCTGGGTTTTGATGTCAAACTACACAAACAGCGTGTACGTTTGCACGGCATTGATACTCCTGAATCTAGGACTAGAGATCTAGCTGAAAAAAAATTAGGTCTTGCTGCGAAAAAAAGATTGCAAGAATTATGCGTCGGTAAATTTAAAATAAAATCTTTAGGCAAGGGCAAATACGGCAGAATCTTAGGCATACCGTACACCGAAGACGGCGAAGATATCTGTAAAATATTAATCAAAGAAGGGCATGCAGTTGAGTATTACGGTGGCAAAAAAGTAAAAACTTGGGGAGACTATTAGGTGGATGCAGTAAACCTAGCCGAATGGCTGTTAAAAAAAATTAATCAAAGACAACAAGATATACTTGAAACATTGGGTGCGGGTAATATACAATCCGTGGAAGACTATCGCTTCCACATTGGAGAGTTAACAGCACTTCGCTCCTTGGAAGCAGAAATAAGAGAGGTGCTGCAACAAGAGGAATAATCGATGTCAGAACTAGCAGTTCCAAAACACATCGCAGAAGAAAGAGCAAAAGCGAAAGCGCAAGAAGTTACCAACGTAGATTCAGCTTTCGTAGAACCAGATAACAGAGTGCTCGATCCGTCTCTGTTAGACAAATCACTACTAGAAAGATTACCAAGTCCCACCGGCTGGCGACTCTTAGTTTTGCCTTATCAAGGCAGAGCTGTCACCGAAGGTGGAATTCATTTAACCAGTTCAACTTTAGAACGCGAATCGTTAGCGACCGTGGTTGCTTACGTTTTGAAAGTTGGGCCTACGGCTTACCAAGATGAAGGTAAGTTTGAAGGCGTTGCTTGGTGTAAGGAAAAAGACTGGGTATTGATTGGTCGTTACGCTGGCGCGAGATTTCGCCTAGAAGACAACCATGAGGTAAGGATAATTAACGACGATGAAGTTATTGGAACGATTACAGATCCTGATGACATTAAAACTCTATAGGTGATTTATTATGGCTGAACAAGAAGAATACAAACTACCAGAAATATCGGAGGAGCAGATTGAAAAAGCTGCAATGCCCGTTGGTAAAAGAGTAAACGAGGATGTTTCTGAAGAAACTCAATACATTGAGTTAGACGATAACAAAGACGAACTCAAACCTTTGCAAGAAGACGACATCAAAGAAGACTTTGAAACAAGTCAAAAAGTTGTCGAAGAAACCAAAGATAAATCTGAGGTCGAAAAGAAAGCTGCCTATGCGCAGAACCGAATCAACAAAGCAGTAGCGCAAGCGAAAGACTTTCAACGCAGAGAGTTGATGGCCATTCAATACGCTAAACAACTGCAAGAAGAAAACGAGCGTTTAAAAACTAGCAAACAAACTTTTGAAGAAGATATGTTTGAAAGTCGCAAAAACGAAACCGAAGCTGCAATCGAATTAGCAAAACAAGCGCATAAACAAGCGGTTGAAGCTAACGATTCAGATTCAATCGCCAGAGCGACAGAAGCTTTAAGCACAGCAATAGCTGAGAAAAAGTTTATTGAAGCAAGCGAATCCAGAGCAAAAATAGAAAAAGCTAACGCTCCAAAAGAACAGACTGCACCAGAGATTGCTCAGCCTGCACCGCAAGTTGAGGAATATAACGAACCATCGCCAAAGGCTCAGAACTGGGCTGAAAAAAATACTTGGTTTGGATCCGATAGAATAGCTACCAACGTAGCTTTGTCGATTCATGAAGAGTTAGCAGGCGAAGGTTTTGATTTAAACTCTGATGAGTACTACAATGAATTAGATACTAGGCTGAAGAACGAATTGCCTAACAGGTTTAATAACGTGGAAGCTGACCAAAAACCCGTCCAAACGGTTGCTTCACCATCACGCACAACATCAAGTGGACGCAAACAAAGTAATCGAGTGGAGCTTTCTCCAAGCGAGCAAAGATTGGCGAAACGTTTAGGCGTTTCATTTAAAGATTACGCAATACAAAAAGCGAGGTTACAAAAATCGTGAGTAAGGAAACAAATACAGTTAACAAAACTCCTAGGTCTGAAGATACTAGGGAATCTAAAAAAGCCAAACAGCCTTGGACTCCTCCAAGTATGTTAGAAGTACCTAACGATCCGCCTCCGGGCATCAAGTATCGTTGGATACGAGCTGAAGTTTTAGGTTTCGATGATCGCAGCAATGTCTCTAAGAGATTTAGAGAAGGTTGGGAGCCAGTTAAACCTGAAGAGGTTCCTGGTTACGATTATCCTACAATTGATGATGGTCGTCATGCTGGCGTCATCGGTGTTGGTGGGTTGATACTCTGCAAAATTGACGAGAACGTTGTCGAACAACGTGACCAGTATTATCAACAACAAACCGCTAACCAAATGACAGCAGTTGACAATGACTTAATGCGTGAAGAGAATCCTGCTATGCCTATCTCTAGAGAAAGGAATAGTAAGGTTTCATTTGGTGGAGGAACTAAAAATTAATAGTTCTTCTTTATTTTAACGTTTGGAATTTAAGTCGAAAATAACATGGCAAACGAAACTACTAAAATGGGCTTGGTCCCAGTTAGAAAGGTCGGTGGACAACCGTGGACAGGCGGACAACAAAGATACAGAATCGCAAGTGGCGCAACTACTGCTATCTTCCAAGGTGATTTGGTAACTCAACTCACTACTGGAACTATTGGTAGACATGCTGCAAGTGGTACTGTACCAATTGTTGGTGTCTTTAACGGTGTCTCATACACTGATCCTACTACTGGCGAACAGGTCTTTAAAAACCACTACCCTGGTAGCATCGCTGCAAGCGACATTATCGCCAACGTGATAGATGACCCAATGGTCGAATTTAGCATACAGTCAGATGAGGCATTCCCTATAACTGACTTGTTTGGTAACTTTGACGTAGTTGAGTCTTCTCCTGTTGGTGACACAAGTTCTGGAACTTCAAACATTCAATTAGATACTTCAACTGGAGCTACAACAGCTACGCTTCCTTTGAAAGCTATTGATATTTCGCAAGATCCAGAGAATTCCGATACAGCGAGCGTTGGCACTAACGTAATCGTGGTTATACAAAACCACGTTATGGGCCAAAAAAGCGCTGGCTTAGCGTAAGAGGTTTAATAATGGCAATATCTAGAGCACAATTAGCAAAAGAATTAGAGCCTGGTTTGAATGCTCTTTTCGGAATGGAGTATCAAAGATACGAAAACGAGCACGCTGAAATTTACGACACAGTTTCTTCTGACAGAGCGTTTGAGGAAGATGTGCTACTCGTAGGTTTCGGTAACGCCCCTACAAAAACTGAGGGACAAGGCGTAAGTTTTGATACAGCTTCAGAATCATACAGTGCTAGATACACTCACGAGACAGTTGCATTAGCATTTGCTCTCACCGAGGAAGCTATCGAAGATAACTTGTATGACAGACTTGGTGCAAGATACACTAAAGCATTAGCTAGAAGTATGGCGCACACTAAACAAGTCAAAGCTGCTGCTATCCTAAACAACGCTTTCAACTCCAGTTTTACTGGTGGAGATGGGAAAGAGCTTTGTGCTACTGACCACCCTCTATCTAGTGGCGGAACGTTGAGTAACGAGTTAAGCACTGCTGCTGATTTGAATGAAACTTCTTTGGAAAATTCATTGATCGATATAGCTAACTTCAAAGATGACAGGGACATGATCCTTGCTCTTAGAGGTATGAAACTAATCGTTCCTACAAATCTACAGTTTGTTGCTGACAGACTCATGGGCACACCAGGAAGAGTTGGCACTTCTGACAACGACATTAACGCCGTAAGAAACATGGGCATGGTGCCTGATGGTTACGTCGTCAATCACTTCTTAACAGATACAGATGCGTTCTTTATCAAAACTGATTGCCCTGATGGGTTCAAACATTTTGAAAGAACTCCTTTGTCTACTGCTATGGAAGGTGATTTTGACACTGGTAACATGCGTTTCAAGGCGAGAGAAAGATACTCATTTGGGTTCTCTAACCCAAGATGTGTATTCGGTTCACCAGGAGCGTAAACAAACAGATCTTAATGAAGTCTTAATCTCTGCTTTATAACTCAAAGAGATTAAATAAAGGGGCATTTATTTGCCCCTTTTTTTTGTTATAATCAAAAATCAACTAGGGACAATATTAACTATTTATCGACTGACCTAGCAGACAAGCCGAGACGATAAATATAATTAAGGAGACTTAATATGGCAAAATCAACTTTCAGTGGACCAGTTAAATCACTGGCAGGATTTATTTCTGCTGGTAATGCAAACGTGGTCAGTTTAACCGCAGACACAACTTTAACCGTGGCTGCACACGCGGGAAAAATTTTAACTACTAACGATGCTGACGGTAAATTTACTTTACCTAGTATTGTTGCTACCGCTCCAGATAGAGACGACGATCCTAATCAATTAAATAATTTAGGGGCTAGTTTTTTCTTCGTAGTGGAAACAGCAGCTACTGACATGGACATCTTAACCGATGGTACCGATAAATTTGTTGGTGGGCTTTACACTGGTAAAGACGATGCTACTGGTAAAACTTTTATATCAGGCGCTAGTAACGATGTAATTACAATGAATGGATCAACTAAGGGTGGCTTAGCAGGAAGTATCGTTAAGGTAACTGCTATTGCTTCTGCTAAGTACGCAGTAGAAGGAATCATCTTAGGTTCAGGCACTATAGTTACTCCATTTGCTGACGCATAATAGGAGATAAATTATGGCTGATACAGTAACTTCACAAACCATAGCTGATGGCGACAGAATCGCCATTTTAAAATTTACCAATGTCAGTGATGGCAGCGGTGAATCAGCTGTAAAAAAAGTTGATGTATCTGCGCTTGCTGCTAACAGTCAAGGTGAAACTTGCACTGGCGTAAAGGTAGCAAAGATTTGGTGGGCATGTAGAGGTATGGGCGTCAATTTAGAGTTTGACGCCTCTACCAACGTATTGATTACAGGCTTGCCAGCAGATAGCACAGGCGATGAGTATTACGACGAAGTGTTTAGCGGTATTCCAAACAATGCAGGATCTGGTAAAACAGGCGACATTGATTTTACTACCGTAGGTCACAGTAGCGGAGATACTTATTCAATCATCTTAGAATTAATAAAAACTTACGCTTAATAGGTAAAATATGTATAAGAAAACAAAAGGTTATGCTATGGGTGGCATGGTCAAAAAGACCAAAGGCTACGCCAAAGGCGGCATGACCAAGAAAACCAAAGGCTATGCAATGGGCGGTGCAGCTAAAAAAACTAAAGGCTACGCTAAAGGTGGCATGGCTAAAAAGACTAAAGGATACGCTATGGGCGGAATGGCAAAAAGAACTAAGGGCTATGCGAAAGGTGGCATGGCTGGCAGAAGAAAATAGTTTGTGCCAAACCTAATTAGTAATATCCCGTACTTTAGGTGTTGGGTAAGGAGAGAGTTTACATGCAACCACACTGACTACCATGGAGAGTTTATCCATGCGTATGCGATTGCAGTTAATACCATACCAGACAGATCTTTAAGCTTTCAGGTCGTGTTCACGGGTTGTGAAATAGACAACGATGACTGGACTGAAGGCAACATTCATGGTGGCGCTATGTGGGCACGATTGCCCATACAAGCCATGGTCGCTGATATACCTTTAAAAAAGTGGCCTGAACCCATGGAAGATCACCTAGCGCAGCCTTGGGACTGCGAATCGAGAGATCATTCAGTAATCACTATGGATAGAGTCAGCTCTAGTCCATGGATTTGTAAGATAGGCAATAAATTTCACACAGGTAAATATCTGTTTACTGTTGACTATACTAACAATGAGATAGCAGATGATCCCGCTCAACATAAACAATCACATGTGTTATATTTAACCGACGCTGGAAAGTGGACTGGAAACTTTGTTGCTTTACCAAACAACAGAGTTAGGGCGACAAGCCCGGCATTGTGGCGAACTGGAGAAGGTGCGCCAGACTTCATGCCTTCACAATGGACACACTCAGCAGAAGGACATGAGAGTTATTTGGATCCCAATATAACTTTCAACAATTTATACGAGGATTGAAATGGCAACTTCTAACAGCACAAATTTTGAACCAAACGTAACGGAGTTCGTTGAAGAAGCTTTCGAACGTTGCGGTTTAGAGTTAAGAACAGGTTACGATTTAAAAACTGCTAGAAGATCTATTAATTTAATGTTGGCTGAGTGGGCTAACAGAGGTTTGAATCAGTGGACAATAGAACAAGATACGCAAACTGTTACTGAGGGCACCAGCACTTACACTTTAAATGCAAACATAATAGATATTCTAGACGTTGTTGTTAGAAGAACTGTCAATCAAACTCAAACAGATATCAGCATGGATAGGATTAGTAGAAGCGAATATTTAAATATTCCTAATAAAAATACTAAAGCCAGACCCACACAATTCTTTTTAGACAAACTAAACACTCCAGTATTAAAAATTTGGCCATCGCCAGAAAACTCAACCGATGTTTTAGTGTTTAACAAGATAGTTAGAATGGACGATGCTGATACTGCTTTGAATACAATGGATATGCCGTTTAGATTTTATCCTTGTTTCGTTGCTGGACTAGCTTATTATCTATCGATGAAAAGAGCTCCAGAAAGAACCATGACTCTAAAAGGCGTATACGAAGAAGAGTTTAGAAGAGCAGCAGATCAAGACGAAGACAGAGCATCTTTACGAGTTGTTCCTTATCACCAAGGATACTAATGGCAAAAGCTGTAGGAAAACACGCTTACGGTATATGCGATATAAGTGGTTTTCGTTATCCGTTAAAAGATATGAAGCGTACCTGGGACGGGCTCTTGGTGGGTCCAGACCAATGGAATGCTAAACATCCACAACTAGAACCAAGAAGACACGTTACTGACGCTGAAGCTCTAAGTAATCCTAGACCAGATCAAGACGCTGACGGCGGTAAAGGTTATGTAGTGATAACGGCAAACTTAATCACGCAAAACTTTTCTATGATTAACGATTCGTTGCCAAAACTATTTGAAGTTGGCAGATCCGTAGGTTCGGTTGGTGATGTTACTGTCACTACAGATATACCAGCAAACAGAGCTACGCCTGATGGTTTATCTGCCACTGCTTCTTTAGGAACAATATCTGTTACAGGCACCACAGTGAACGAGACTTTAACAGGTCAAGCGGCCACGTCTGGTTTAGGTACTGTTTCTGTTACAACAAGTTCAGTTACAACTTATACTGTAACAGTTGCTTCTGGTACTAACTCTTACGGTAGCGGTAATAAATACTACCTAGATGGATCGGTTAGTCCGACAATAAATTTATCAGAAGGTAGCACTTACAAATTTGATCAATCAGACTCTTCTAACAGCGGCCACCCGCTTAGATTTTCTACCACGGCTAACGGCACCCACGGCGGTGGTTATGAATACACAACAGGCGTTACCACTAACGGAACTCCAGGAAGTTCAGGCGCTTATACGCAAATAACGGTAGCCTCTGGAGCACCAACACTATATTACTATTGCACAAACCACTCTGGCATGGGTGGGCAAGCAAATACACCT